TGTGCATATGCATTAGCCCATTTGTCAGAATCAAACTTATCAAGTACATCAGGTTTCATTTGTGCAATCATACCCATTGTATTTGTATACCTATCCACGCTATTTGTACCAATTGCACGTTGTGCTTGTGCCAACATAGATACAAATTCAACGTTTAATTCAGTGCCTTGCAACTCTTCTGGGGCTGGTGGTACTAATCCAGCTTCAATCATTCTGTTAAAAGTATTATCAATCAATGGATCTAGCAATTCATTGTGTAATCTTTCTAATACTGGCCCTAACATAAGCAGTTTTTCTTCATGACGTTCTGCTACTTCTGTCGCTGTCATGCGTGTATCAGTAGCATTAGCCAACATAAGAAACAAATCAGCATAAAAACTACTATTTATACGACCACGAACATCCTGTATATCCTGTAATAAATGGTTTAAGTTAAGATTTACGTTAAATGCTGTCTCAATTTTACCTTGTTGACCATCAACAAACGTTACTCCACCGGGCAAACTATCCACATCTCTGTTTTTCATGTAGCTAGGTACTTGCAATGGTGGCTTTGTTTGGTAATCAATGCCTTGTGCCTTGCGTAATTGCTCATGTTGTAACTGTTTTACGTCACCTAGTGCTTCCATTCCCGGTGAATTGCCATAAATATCGCCACCTGCTATACCCCATCTAGGTACAACAGCAGGGAAATCTCTAAATCCACTCTCTCTTAACACCTGCTCGCCATCACCACCTTGCTCAAAATAACAAGACTTGTATTTCATGTTCATATTGTCTTCTTTATTAAAATCTCTTTCCCTATCATCCCTTGGTTCTATCGCATGAATAACTGTTACCCACTGATCTAATGAACCTCTGTCGTACAAGTTCTTAACGGACGTTGAACATTTGTTATATCCAAACTCTCTTACCAGTTCTCCTACTGTTTTTTGAAATTCACGATACAAAGTATTAACTCTACCCTTATAATCAGTAGCTATCGCATATTCTCCTATAGTTACAGGGTAATGATGTATAGCGTTTTTGCTGTCGGGGAGGATAATAGAACCAGCTGTACCAAATGCACCCAATTCTTCGTATATTCCATGTAATGTTCGGTATGTATTGGACTTAGTAAACACTAATTGCATACGTTCTGTTACATCTGCCAACCATAACTGCACTGGTGGAAACTCATTAAGGTCAGGATCTGTTGTTCCTAATCTAAACCACGGTCTTGCAGGGCTTGTAGCACCTGCCATCATGCCAGCACCTAAAGTTCTTAATGCTCTAGTACCAGTATTGTCGTATATCGAGTTATGTCGTCTATGACCTTTATTTCTATCCTGTTCAAAATAGCGTCCGTTCCTTGGTAGTAAATATGTTGTTATTTCTTGCCAATGTGACCACCAAGTAGCCCTCTCTGATCTGAGATGACCCCACCTCGTCAGCAGTTGCTGTCTCTTGGTTTTCATTTTTTAACCACCTAATAATGTGTTGCCACCTAGATTTAAATCTTCACCTGCTACACCACCTTGACCAGTAAGTAATGTTCCTCCAGCACCTGCACCTTGCCTTGCTTCAATACCTGCATTAATACCACTAACGTCTGCTTTCTTTCTGTTTGCTTTGTTCTGTGCAATTTCGTTAGCTTCTTGCTGTTTCTCTGCTTGTGCAGCAGCTTTTTGGTTAGCAGATTTTTGTTCCGCTAATTGTCTTTCTTGTTGTTTCTGTTGCTGTCTGCCTTGTACATATTGAACTGCGGTACTGGCAACTGTGGCAACAACGGCTGTAACTACCATTTTTAAATCTCCTTAGAATACATGATTTCTTGTACACCATATTTTAGTTTTGGTAGCAACTCTGCTAAAGCGGTGTTTTCTTTAGCGTGCCATAACATAAGTTTACAGCCTTCAGATCTGGCATGATCTTCTGTTACTTTCAACAAACGCAAACCTAATCGTCCACCTCTGAACTCTTTTTTGACAAACAAAATGTCATTCTGAGCAATTCTTAGGTCAGCATAATGCAGGTGATGCATCATTATGTTCATAGAATAACCAATACAAACATCATCTCGCATTGCTACATAGATGAATAACCATCCTGTTGAATTTAATGCTTCATACAGTTGGTAATTTGGTTTTAGTTTCATCACTTGTTTGTTGCGAGCAATCTCTTCGTAATGCTCCTCAAACAATGGTTCTCCTAAAACTTTAAATTCATCGTAGGTGCAGAGTCTAATCTCTGTTTTAGGTACTCTACTTTCGTTTACAGTAGCTGTAGATTTGTTAGTTACGGTCACACTAGTCATAAAGGATATTTAGTTACACAATCAAATATTATATGCACTCTGTCTGTCGTGCCAACATTGTCCGCTGTGTGCATTTTTTTATGGTTAAACCACCAAACGTCACCTACTTCAAACTTTTGCTTCTGATCTCCGCAAGTTTGGCTACACCACTCGTTAGATGTGACTACTAAATGAAATCTGGAGTAGTGATCTGCATACGTTCCTTGGTCGTTATGTTTATTTACATGACCACCATGCTTGAGATTAACAATAAGTACTCTACCCATCTCTACAACCTCTAGTTTTTCTAATATTGGTCGCATTAATGGTACAAGTGCTGGCTTCAAATACTCCATACTTGGGTAGTCATACGATCCTATGTCGTACATGACGTAATAAGGAGTCATTTTTAGTGGCCCTCTAACGTATATCGACTCGGTATCTTTATGTGGTGTGCCTGTAAAATATTGACGATGTTGTATTTCCTTCCATAACTCAGGTTTGGCATCAAGTAATTTGATTAATGGCTCTACATTTAAACCATCTGCTACACGAACGAAGTTAGAGTCTACTGTATGGGTCATATTCCACCTTCTGTTTGCTTTCGTTACGTCTTTTGATGTATATATCTGTCATTTCTTTCTTGGCTACTGGGAGGGCAAAGGTTAGTGCTAATGCATCAGCTAAATCTGGTGACCCTGCACCTTGCAATCTTTTCTTTATCTGATCCTTACTTTCCAATACACGCCTACCAACATTGTCGTACCAATATATCGGTGTTGCTAACTCTTGTTTTAGGGCTATGTCGTTTGGTATCGCACCTCCCTCTTCTATCCACTGCTTCATTAACCACCACATCTCACTTCTACGGTTGATGTATTGATCTGGTTTCATTGCCTTGCCACCAAATGGTATTTCGATGACATCGTATTTTAGTTGCCGTAGTCTGTCGATTACACCGCTACCAGCACCTGCATCACAGAACACTGCATCTGGGTTATGTTGCTCTATCAGATTGGCTACTCTGGTAGCTAGTTCCATGTTGTCTATACCTCGATATACAACAGGCTTAAATGCTTGCCTACCTTGCCTACGGAACACTACAGATCGGTCATCACCAAACCTTGCAGGGTCGATACCTAGCACTATTGGTGACAGCTTTACATGATCTGCTTGGTATGTCCTCTTTGCTGCATCTTCGGTATCTGCCAATGCAATTAACTGGTCATCACCTTGGGCTGAAAAGTCACATAAATATTCCCTAGCAAACGATGTCTCACTCATATCACGCTGCAACCTCTTTACCTCGTCTGGGTGTAGCGAATCAGTATCGAATACTGTGTATCTGGCAGCCGTCCAATCCTCTTCTTCTATGGCCTTGTAGTACAACTCACTAAATAAATTTATGCCCTGCGGAGTGCCTATAAACAATGACCAGCCTAATCTGTCTGACAACGCAGGCTGCACGATATCTGACCATAGCTCATTCTTGATGTTAGCTACTTCATCTATTACGCAACCATCAAGTCGCATTCCTCGAAGTGCATCTGGATTATCGCCTCCAAACAATCTAATGATTGCTCCGTTATGTTTAAACCTGACCGATAGTTCACCCTCGTTGATGTCGATTACAGAGGTTCTACGCAATGGTTCTATCTTCTGCTTCAACCTAGCCCATGCGATGGCTTTTGCTTGGCGAAGGAAGGGGGCAATGTACACAAACATTCCTAAGTCTTTGTCGCATTTAATTGCTTTATCAATAAGTTCAAGCAAACTGAGTTCTGTCTTGCCACTACGCCTGTGGAGTGCATACACGGAAAACCTTTTTTTGTTTAAATGGCATTCTTTTTGCCAAGCACGAGGTGTGTAGTCTAGTTTGATCAACGGTTGTCTCACACTTGTGGAACGCCTGTTGAAATAGTCAGGTTAATATCTCCTTTTGCTTCTACCCCTACACGATCTCCATAGCGTTGCGGAAACCACTTGGACAATAGTTTCAATGCAACATCACTTTTGGCCTTCTGGAGAGCCACCCATGCAGGGTCTATGCGAGGATTATCTCCTTCTATCATCTCAGGTTGTTCATTCATTATTTCCATAATCGAATCCGCAATCATATCTGATCCAACCTCGCGCGCACGCACGAAGCGTTCAGTAAATTCCTTATCTTTATTTAACCAATTGTAAATAGTAG